CTTCTGAAGGTGATAAAGCCGACGATAAAGACTTTAATGAAGAAGCTTCAGAAGTTGAGAGGGAAGCCTCCGAAGATTGAGTCTCTGTCGGAACGGCGGATTGCTCAGAAAGATCGGAATCAAGCGATACGGGCTTTACGGACTGCTCTGAAGAAATAGTATGTTTATGTTGTTGAATTACGTTTACATTTTGAACAACAATATCTGCACAAATAGAAGCATAAGGTGATTTGGGATGGAAGGTTACACCTAATTTTGTTTGTTCACCACAGTGTTTTAGCCTTGCCATTTCAAAATCTAAACGCTTATTAGCTAATAGCTGTTGGTTTAAATCTGTTTGTGTTGTAGCTGCTTTAATACAGTTTCTTTGCAAACGTCTATCGAGTGGTACAGATAGTGTTGCAGATAGACCTAAACTAATGTTGCTATTTTGTTTTTGACCTGTTCTTGTAGGCATATAGTAAAGAATATCTCCAGGATTTGCTAAATTACCATCGTCATCTGTAGACGTGTCATACACAGGGTCATCGTAATATTCCTCGTATGGTGTTTTAAAAGAATGTAAGCCAGTCAAGAATGGCGTAAAGTTAAGAGTAGGCCCTTGGCATGATACGCCTCCACCATAAGTATTAGTTATGTATGGACCCTGAAGAACCTGAATTGCTTGGTTAGTTACTGAGCCAGATGAGTTTGCAACTGGGTTAGCAGTAGCCGATACTCCTCCTACTGTCTCTGCTTTTGAGTTATATAAAAAATTATTAGCTCCTATTAATAGTATTAATAGATACTTTATTGGCTGAACGTTGAAACCGTGTCCGTAACACTCGTCATGTCGGTTGTGCGATTTATTATGGTTTGATTGACCATCCCTGGTTGAGATAGGGTTGTGGTGAATTGCCATGATTGGTCTGGATTCTTTATGGAGAAATTAGGAACATTATTTGCATCTAATGAACTCCAAGTTGTTGTCACGCCATCCATGGTGTTACTGACCGAAGTTGATGGCGGTAATAGCGTAGCACCATCAGCCTTTATATTCGTTCCTGTAACTGTATATTCCCACCCTGTTTGATAATCTATTGAATTTATTACCTCTGTAACTTTTGTAGTTGTCTCCGTGTGACTGGTCATAGACCCAGATTGAAAATTAGGGACAACAGGGACTGCACTTACAGAGGTTGGTAGGAATAAAAACAGCCAAAAAAGCCGTTTCATGATTAGTCAACCGATATTGTACTTACGAACTGACCAGTAGCCGTTGTACCTGCGCCTCCAGCGGTCAGTGTCATTACACCTGAACTTAGGATCGTACCTGCTAAAGTTCCTGCAACACCTCCTGACTGGGTAGTTGTCTCACCAAATGCTGGCATGTCAGCCACAACACCACTGGCGACGTCTACGCCTGATCCTATCGCTGGTACAGCGTCACCTTGGAGCCAACTTTCTGAGAATGAAAAGGCCGATCCAGCTGTATTTACATCATAGGTACCAGCTTTCATAGTTGCAGCTGCAGTAGCTGATCCAGCTGTTAAACCTCCAAATACATCACTGTTTCCTGACCCTACTTTTATATTGGTTCCTGAGACGGTGTATGTACTTCCAATTCTTTCAGAAACAGTTGCTGCGCCATTGACTGAAAGCTGTGTTGACGTACTCAGAGTATGTACCAAATCGGCACGAGCTGCTGGGCCACCAAACAAAAATATTATTGGCAATAATTTCCACATTGGATTAATAATTAATGTGTTATTTTCTAAGTTTACTAAGGGGTAAACTTAGTAGGTATTGCTATCATACGATGACTGAAGATGCGACAAAGTCTCCTAAGACACCATCTACAAAAGAGGATAAAAAAAAGAACGTTTTTACAAAAATAAAAGAAGGCATTGATGATAAAGAAGAACAGTTAGTAATTTTGTCCACTTTTGTGAGGCTTGGAGTTGTAGTTTGGAGCGGATTTATCATTTCATTAAATTACATAACTTTACCTGCATTTGGGCAACAAGCACCTAAAGATATAACCTTCGTAGCGTCAGTGTTTACAGGGGCTCTCGCAAGTTTTGGACTCCAAACAGCATCTAAAAAAGGTGATGGAACAATGAAGATGGATAACAAAAAAGGAGGTGGTTTAGGTGATATTAGTAAGGCTGATTTTGAACGCTTAATTGAAAAGATGTCACAAGTAGGTCCTACCCAAACCTTGCGTATCGAGCAAGCGCCTATTAAAATCACTACAGTAGATAACAAGACCTCTATCAAGTCTTAATTTTGAATGTATAGGAAGAGCAACATGAATTGGACAGCTCTAGGTTTAGGCGCCTTTCTTGGAGTTTCAAATATGGGATTAATGGGGGCATTAATAAACAAAGGAAGTTTGCCTGTTGTTGATTTTCCAGTAGGTAGCTATACGTCATATGAGATGGAGGCTACTAAAGATGGCTATAAAATCAGATATAACGCTAACGATCCGAAAGTAATGGTAAAAACAGAAGATGTAGTTAAGCCAGGTGGTTTATTTAATAAGGAACCTACAGTAGTGAATTTGTATGAAGAATACACAATGAACGGCAAAGTCCATTTAGATGGTGGAGATGACGCTTCTAAGCTTACGGCTAAAGAGATTGCTTGCATTAAGGCAGAAGGAGCTGGAGGATCTACAGGAGGTGTTATAGGGGCTTCTGTAGGTGCTCAAGCTGCACCAGCGCTTTCAGGGATACCAATAATAGGTTGGGTTGCTGGCGGATGGGCAACAATGTTTGGACAGAAAACAGGAGCTAATCTTGGAGGAGATATAGCTAAGGCTATAGAAGGCTGTTAATGCCTGTAAACCATCTTTCTGAAGCGGGTGTAGAGTTTATCCGTCTTTTCGAGGGTGCATATTTATCAGCTGAAGTAGTAAGTAGTTTAGAAAAAGAAGTTGCAGAGTTGGTTACAGCTCCTATAAATCAAAATCAGTTTGATGCTTTGTTCTCATTTGCTTCAAACATGGGGTTAGAAATTCTTATTAATTCAAAGTTACTACAACGTATAAATGCTCTAGAAGACCCTTCAAAGGTCGCTGAAGAAGAATTGCATAAATGGAATAAAGAAGGTAGTAAAGTTTTTCATGGGCTTTCTAGGCGACGCTCAGCCGAGTTAGAGCTGTTTTGTCATAAACCACCTGACTTTAAATGGGGTTGGGTATTTATTACTTCAAAATGCCACACCTCTTTAAAAAAACGTCCTGTATCTGATAATGAGCTTTCTTCTGATGAAATAGCAAAGATTTCTCCAAAACGTTTAATTCGACGATGCCGTGTTATAGAAAGAACTAATGGTTATACATATTTAGAGTTAGGTTTTGGTTTAGGGGAATGGTGGGTTTTAGACAAACATTGGGAAGGTTTAAGAACTGAAGTATGCATTCAACCTTATGCCCGTGATGGTGATCTTATATATTTAAGAGATTTTCCATATTTACACCGACCAGAAGAAGAGAGTGCTGGCTGGGGTATTAGCCAGTGTTGTGCTATTGCAATGTGCTTAAAATACCTTGATGCACCTGCTATTAACTGTATTAATGACTATATGAACGTTGTTAATAAGCATGGAAGATTGAATTTTCGTGGTAATCATATCCAAGCAATGAGAGAATTTGGTTTCTGTGCAACGTTTAATCACGTAACTGCGACTGAAGATATAAAAGATAATCTTAAGAGAGGATTACCAGTTGTAGGTGTTATTGCAGGACGCAGTATTCGCCAAGTTGGGGGTATGGCTCATAGTGTTGTTATTACTGGGTATGATAATGAAAACTGGTTAGTACAAGATCCATTTGGAGAATTAGATTTAATAGTAGGTCGGTATAAAGATAGAGGTGCGGATGCTGGTAGAAATGTTCTTTATAATGCTGAATTATTTAATAAACGTCTTTCTGTAGGAGGAGGTGTTGATGGTTGGTGTTGGTTAAATTTTCGAGAATGTACGGTTAAAGATTAAGTAGAGTTATTCTCCTAAGTGGAGTTATTTAAAACACATTTGTTATGGCTGAAGCAACTAAGTCCCTTGAAGCTCAATTAGAAGAGCAAAAACAACAATTAGAGGAAAACATAAGGCAAACTGAGACTCAGATGGGTAGACTTAAAGAACAGTATTTAAAGGTTCTAGGTGCTCTTGAATTTGCAGCAATTCAAAAACAGGAAGCAGCAGAAACTGAAACTGACGCCACTATTCCTGAGGATGTAACCTCCTAAAGCAATGTTAGGTGAATTAAACAGAAATCGATATAAAGCATTAGAACTACTAGCAGAACATGTACGAGCACCATCTCGTGAGTTATCTCTTGATGCTATTATTTGT